TTTGGACATCTCCCCAGCTACACCATCGTGACCACGGGCCTGGATGTTGCAGTGAGCTCCGACGCTTACTTCAACACCGACGAGATCGCATACCGCTTCACCTACCGTTTCGACGGGAACCTGACGCACGCGAACCACGTCAAGACCCTGGTGCACGCCTCCTAGTAGCACCCCCCGCGGAACGCCCTGGCCAAACGGCTGGGGCGTTTCGTATTTCCCACGGAGCACGAAAACGTATTACGCTGGGCGCATGCCAAAGATAGAGAAATTCAAAGGCGCGATCAGCATCGCGAGTAACAGCTACGGAGTGCCCACGGGGTACGGCCAGCAGGTGCAGCAGATCGCAGACCGCTTCCTCAAGCACGGGGTCAAAGTTGCGAACATCTCCAACTACGGTTTGGAAGGAAGCATCTCCGCCATCCGGACGAAGAACGGAATCATCCAGCACTACCCGAAGGGGTTCAAACCGTACAGCGACGACGTGATCCCGCTGTGGCACGAACACTTCAAACAGCAGCACCCGGACCTGCCCCACGTCCTGCTCACCCTTTACGACACCTGGGTCTACAAGGACATGAAGCACGAAGGGGACATCTGGGCGTGGACCCCGATCGACCACACCACAATCCCGCCGAAGGTCCTCGAAGTCCTACGGCAAGACAACATCAAACCGATAGCGATGGCACCTCACGGGCACAGGGAGATGAACCGGATGGGTATAGACAACGTATATATACCCCACGGCATCGACACGAACGTGTACAAACCGACACCGGACTGGCACAGCCAAAACATGCGAGAGCTGATGGACGTACCGGAGGACGCTTTCCTGGTGACGATCATGGCAGCGAACAAAGCGAACGGCGTACTCCACAGAAAATCCCTGGCGGAAAGCCTCCTCGCGTTCTCGATATTCAGGCAGGAAGAAAAATACAAGAACTCGTTCCTGTACCTGCACATGGAACCGAGCAACGCGTACGGAGGATTCAGGTTGCCGGCGCTGCTGAAGGCGTGCGGCCTCGACGAAGAATCGGTGCGCATCGCTGACTCGGCACAGCTCCGAACGGGATACCCACAGGAAGCCCTAGCAGCTTTGTACAGCGCCTCAGATGTTGTGATGGCCGCAGCACTAGGGGAAGGGTTTGGGCTTGGCACAATCGAAGCACAGGCCTGCGGGACCAGGGTCATAGGTTCGGGGTGGACAGCGAGCCCCGATCTGCTCGGACCGTCCAGCTTCCAAATCGAAGGCCAGCCGCTATGGAACGAAACCCAACAAGCATGGTGGCAGGTGCCGTTGCTCAGCTCGCTGGTGCAAGCGCTACGGTTGGCGCACGCCGAGGAACGAGGAACAGACCAGCCGAGCGTTGACTTCGCCAAACAGTACGACGCAGATCACATCTTCGAAACCCGGTGGATACCGTTCCTGCAGGAGCGCTTCAAATGAGACTTGAGGACCTGCGAAACCGGGACTACGGGGAAACCATCTGGGTCCTTGGATCGGGACCGTCACTTAACTTCTTAGACCCGACATTTTTTGCCGGCAAGATAACGGTCAGCACAAATTACAGCGCGAAGACGATAGGCGTCAAACCCGACTACGGCTTCAGCCACTACCATTCCGTTGCCAGAGAAATCATGACAGACACAGGCACTGTAGTGACGTTGGCTAAGGATACCCTAAGTCAAAAAGCGTGGGACGGGGAACAGCCGGAAAACCTTGTCCTAGCAGAGCAAGATAGTTATCATCCGCCGGGAGCGTCCTGGAATCCATTGACCACACACCCGCCGAGGAAAGATTCACTCGCATACGGTTCGAGCAGCCTGCACGGAGCCATGCATTTGGCAGGGTGGCTTGGAGCTGCGTCAATAATTCTGGTCGGAGCAGACTGCGGGACAATCGACGGGCAACACCGGGTGGCAGGATACCCGGATGGCGACAAACTTTGGGCGCTCTACAATCAGCATCACAAGCTGATGAAAACCTGGCTGCACGAACAATACGGCACGGAGACGTACTCGCTGAACCCGTTCATTAACCTGAATTTAGAAGGCCACAAGTTCACAGGGGCGACACAGTGATACCCAACCTGGTCGTGCCAATCCTGAACAGATACGACCTGCTCGACCGGATGATAGCGAGCATCGATTACCCGGTCAGGGACCTGCTCATCATCGACAACGGCGGGGAGCTCACATCGATAAGCGCAGGCCCGTGGGTGGAAAACCTGCACGTCCTGACCATGCCGTCAAACCTGGGCGTTGCGGGGAGCTGGAACCTAGGCATCAAATCCTTCCCCCACGACAACCGATGGACGATAGCGTCAAACGACATCACCTTCATGCCAGGCCAGCTGGAAGTGATCAGCCGAGCCCCGAAGAACGAACTGACCCTGATGGGCAATTTTCCGTACTGGCATATCTTCACGATCGGCGAGGAAGTGGTGGAAAAAGTGGGGCTGGCCAGCGAGCGTTTCTACCCAGCCTACTTCGAGGACAACGATTGGTACGGCCGAATCAAGAACGCAGGCTTCCCAATCCGGTACCTGGAAATCCATGTCAAGCACGACAACTCGAGCACCATCAGATCAGACCCGCGCTTGCAGGAAGCGAACCAAAGAACGTTCACAAAGAACCAAGCACTCTACGAAGCGAAGATGCGGGACCAAGATTACACAGAGAGCCCGTGGAGCCTTGCCACCCGACGATGGAATGAATGGTTGCCACCCCGGTAAACTAGAACCGATAGGAGTCCCGGATGGCAATAACTGATGGCTACGCCACGCTCGCCCAGGTCAAAGCGGCGTTAAGAATTACCGACACGATCGACGACAGCCTTCTCGAGCTGAACATCGAAGCGGCCAGTCGCGAAATCGAAAACTACTGCGAACGGAAGTTCACACAGACCACAGCGACCAGGGTCTACATCCCGCAGGATTCGTTCACCGTACAAATCGACGACCTCGCATCCCTGACCACACTGAAAACATCATCGACCGGGGAAACCTTCGACACGACGTGGGGGGCAGGCGACTACCAGCTCGAACCTTTGAACGGCATAGCCGGTGGGCTCAGCCAGCCCTACACCCGCATCAGAGCCATCGGAGGATTCCTGTTCCCGCTGTGGGACCCAGTGAACGTGAACGCGCACGAAGCGACAGTGCAAGTCACCGGAGTGTTCGGTTGGGACAGCGTACCGACAGCGATCACCCAGGCCACAGTCCTGTACGCCATGAGAATTTACAAGCGACTTGACAGCCCACTAGGTTCGATGGGCATGGGGGACATGGGCATAATCCACGTGCGCAGCATCGACCCCGACATCGCCTCCCTCCTAGCGCCGTTCAGGAAAGTGAGAATGGCGTGAGCCTGACCGCAATCAGGCAGGGCATAGCGACGAACCTTGCCACGATCTCAGGGCTCCGGGTGGCAGCCGAAATCCCGGACAACCCGAACCCGCCGATCGCTGTGGTGATGCCGAACACAATCACCTACGACGAAGCGTTCGGTCGAGGAACAAGCCAATACAACTTCACCGTGACCGTCATCGTGGGCAGAGCAAGCGACAGAATCGCGCAGCGCAAACTGAACGACTACGCATCCCCGGGAGCACAGTCAGTCAAGGCCGCCATCGAGAGCGACAAGACACTAGGGGGAACAGCGTTCGATGTCCGGTGCGAGTCGCTGAGCAACATCGGTGCAGTATCATTAGGGGGAGAGACAACGTACCTAGCCGCAGATTTTGTGGTGACGGCATACGCCCTGTAGAACAAGGAGAAAAAGTTGGCCCGCTACGTAGCTACCGACAACAAGATTACAATCAACGGAACTGATTTCTCTAGTTCCATTGCAGCGGTGACCCTAGCCCTCACCGCCGAGGAAGTGGAGACCACCTCCTTCTCAACGCAATGGCGCTCACGGATTTCAGGTTTGAAAGACGCCACAGTGACTCTTGATTTCCACCAGGATTTCGGAGCCGCCGCGGTCGACGCCACCCTTTACCCCCTCTTGGGATCCCAGGCCACGGTCACAGTGCAGCCCACCAGCGGCAGCACCGCAGCCACAAATCCTGTGTTCTCCGGGGTATTTTTGGTCACCGAATACACACCCTTCGAAAACAGCGTCGGCGATTTGGCCACACTCAGTGTGACCTGGCCCCTCGCATCCGGATCGGGAATTACACGCGGCACCGGAGCCTAAATGATGTTAGAGTGAAACCATGAAATTTTCACTCCTCATCAAGTACCTCGACGGGACGACCGACACGGTTGAAGCGAGAGCCGCTGACATCGTGGCGTTCGAATCACACTTCGACATGAGCATGGCCGCGCTCGAAAAGAACATGCGGATCACACACATGCTCTACATTGCCTGGCACGTCTGCAAGCGCACCGGCTTGGACAAAGACCAGAACTTCGAAAAGTGGTTGGAGCGCGTCGACCTGGTGGAAGCGACCGACGCAAAAAAATAAAAGGGCTCGGCGATTCCAGCTTCCATTGGAAGATAGCAGTCATGGCCTGCGAGACGGGCATCAGCCCCCGGGAGCTACTAGCGCTCGAGCCGAGGATGCTGTGGACGATGGAGCGCTACCTGGTTTCCAAGAATCAAAAAAGCCAGCAAAGGGGAACCCGGGGCCGTCGGTAGAATAGACGGGATAGGAGTTTCCCGTGGTCGAAGCGACAGTCAGCATCAAGAACTTGGACGAAGTCGTGCGCGAACTGAAACAGTTCGAGGACAAAGCCATAGCAAGTTTGCGGTCAGATCTGAAAGTGCGACTGAACCCGATAGCCAGCATGGTGGCATCCCAGATACCCAGGGAGTCACCGTTGCGACCTTCGCGGAAGCCGAACGGGACACTCAAGGGCGGCGGCATGAATCACCGCGGGGCGACCAGGTGGCGTGGAGTGAACAAGCCGGTGGTGCAATTCACCCCCGGACGACGCAGAGACAAATCGTACAAACTGGTGAACATCGCCATGACGGGTGGCAAGCGCGGCCTAGGTTTCGACTACGCAGAGCTCGCCGGTATCAGACGCCGATCACCGAGACCCATCTCGAAGCCATACCAGAGACGCGGCGACGGAGTGGTTCGGCAGCACAGAATCAACGGGCAGGGCGACGGCCTCATCAAAGCACTGCGGGAGCAGGTCGGGGAAGCACCCGGACGGTT